ATGAACAAACTGAGCGACACATTGTTAAGAAAACTTCATGGTAAGCCGGCGGAGAAAAATACGTTTTATAGTGATGGCGGAAATCTGAGCGTGAAATATTTAACATCAGGGAAATTGACCTGGTATTTCACTTACAGGGCAGGAACGGGAAGAGGTACGCCACCGGAACGCCTGAAGCTGGGAAATTATCCTGATCTGAGCCTGAAAGCAGCCAGGGAAAAAGCAGCACTGTGTCGCGCATGGCTGGCAGAGGGAAAAAATCCACGCCATGAGCTTAATTACTCCATACAGGAAGCACTAAAGCCGGTAACGGTAGGCGATGCGATCAGCTACTGGCTGGAAATGCACGTAAAGGAAAACCGTGTCGATTACGTATGCCTGAAAAGCCGCCTTAATAATCACGTCATACAGCACATCGGCAATATGCCACTGGATAAATGCGAGTTACGTCACTGGCTGGCCTGTTTTGACCGGATACGCAAAAAATCACCCGTAACATCTGGCCACATGATGCAGGCGTGCAAACAGGCGCTTAAGTTCTGCCGTAAACGTCGCTACGCAGTCAGTAACGTTCTGGATGATCTCAACGTGGTGGACGTTGGCAAAAAGCCGGGCATAAGCGAACGCGTGCTTAGTAACAAAGAACTGGGCGAATTATTACAGGCGCTGGATAAAAAAATATTCCCGCCCTACTACAGCGCACTAATCCGCCTCCTGATTGTGTTCGGCTGCCGGACCGGAGAACTGAGACTGTCGGAGATCAGGGAGTGGGATTTTAAGGAAATGCTCTGGACAGTACCGAAGGAGCACAGCAAAACGAAGGTCGCCATATTCAGGCCAATACCGGAAAGCATTTTACCGTTCGTCACACAGCTGGTGGAGCAGAACCGACACACAGGGCTATTACTCGGGGAACTGAAACAGGAAGCCAGCGTGTCGCAATACGGCAGATTCACGCACAAAAAATTAAACCATCCGCACTGGTCACTACACGATATACGGCGCACGTTTACCACGATGCTGAACGATTTAGGCGTGGATCCGCATATTGTCGAGCAGCTTACCGCTCACCAGATGCCAGGGATGCAGCGAGTCTATAACCACTCACGCTATATTGATGCGAAACGTAACGCGCTGGATATGTGGACAGAGCGATTAGAGATACTGGCGGGTGCTCACGAAAACGTAACCACACTGCCAATAGCCAGAGAAATATAATTTTTTTCGCGATTTTTCAGGACGTACACAACGTGGAACAACGAGACACAACGACGAACAACGGCGAACAATCTGAAACAAATCTGATTATCTATGATTATTTCTGATTAACTCCATATAAGTCTGATTTTCTGGTGATTTACTGTTTTTTTGTACATTGGCGAATCACTCTTAAAAATATGTAAAAAAGGTGTGAATGTAGAATTTTATGCCTTTGCATCACAATGAATTAAAAGAGTTTTTATTCTCATTACCCCACTTCTGTAAAATGACCGCCGCCAGTGTTTGCCATTCCATAAACACCCTGACACAATCCGACGCACCACAACACAATAGGACACCAAATAACTCTTTAAGAAATATCAAAGGGGGAATTGTGTTAAGCACAGATCGCTTTATACGTGAAAAAGAATGTCAGCAACTAACAGGCCTGAGCCGTTCATGTCGGTACCGCCTGGAAAAGGCCGGACAATTCCCATCACGGCGTAAACTCGGCGGTCGTTCCGTTGGCTGGTCTTTATCCGAAGTTCTGGCATGGAAGGACAGCTGCGAGGCAGTTCACTAATCAGACTGGCGGCATACAGCCGCCCCCCATCCACTAACACAGAGATTTAACCATGAAGGCTGGATATACGCCCGAACAGGGGCGGGGGTTCGCTCGTCCTGGTGAAACTAAAAAGCCATGTTATCGGGTATTTTCAGGCATAAAAAAAGCGGCCCCGATAAGGAGCCGCCTTTCTGAACAATTAACCTGCTGCACAAAAAATAAATATGAGCAGTGGGATTATATCAGCCAGGTGACGAAGCGCCACAATTGCCGGATAACAGGCAAAACAAAGGCCACCCGCTACGGTGGCCCCTCGACACAAGCTACACGTTATCCACAACGCAAGAGAGCTGATTACTATGCCGTGATTACATCCGGTTGGCAATGTGATCAGTGTGCTGGCTTGCTGGTGGGCTATTCCTGCTCTTTGGCCTTGCGCCGCTGGCGGCGTTTGATCTCACCACGCATGGCTGTAACGATAAACTGCGCGTCTGTTTCGTTTTCCTCTTTGACCAAATTCATTTCGCTTAAAACTTCTAGAGGGATTCTAGCCGTTTTTTGTTGTGATTTGTTGTTGGTTGTACCCGTTGGCATTACTGGCCTCCTTACTGTTAGGTGGCGTTCAGTATACGTAGAAAAAAAAATAAAAAAAGGCTTGAAGTGCAAGTCACCTAAAAGTAGCATAACCTTTAAAGGTGACTTGCACCTTAAAGACAAAGCCCCGCAAGTGTCGTTACCACTCGCAGGGCTTCTAACCACCAACGATAGCAAGATTATCGAGGCAGCTATGAGAAATCATACCACACACCCGCAAGGGCGGGACTCGCACAACCTGAATAAATACATCTGGCGTTTTATCGCCCTGAGCACGGCACAACCGCGCGTGATTACCATTGAGGCCACCAGCGAACAGGAAGCACGCCAGCAATCCCCGGCTGGCTGCGTGATGGTATTCGCCGCCCGTATTCGTCAGGAGGTGCGCCATGATTAATCTGTCACTTACCGACCTTAACCGCGTTCAGTTTCGTGAGAAATTCACCGGGCAGCTACTGGTCAATGTGGAGAATGGACGCGTGGTGTGTAATTACCACCTGCCAGATGAATCAATTGTCGCAACAAGGGAATCATTACAGGAACTCGCAGAACATGCCGGAATGATTAACGCGAATATTCAGGGGGTGCGCCATGTGCAATAACACCCATCCGGACGCAGCCGCCGAAGCTATCAAAACACTGATTGATGCGCTGATTGATATTTCTGTTATCGCGGACAGGGCGCATAAGCACGCCACCAGCGAAACAGAATATGCCGGGGCTTTCGTTCCTCACTCACTGGCTGTTATGCAGCTTAGCGCCGATATGGCGCTGAATGGGGCTAAAGCAATCCTGATTGCTGATTGTGAAAATGGGGGGGGGGTTATGCGTGATGATCGTTTTAATGCCCTGAAACAGGAATTTGATGGCGCACCGGAAGATACAGATATTGCGCTGTTATGTGTTGCTGACATGGTAAAAGCTGCATGTTTTTTACTGGAAACCGCCGAACATTCAGGAACGGGTAGCGATATTCTCAATATTGCGTCGGACTATGCGGAATATGTGGCAGAGGCACGTTACAGAAGAAAATTACCGGAGGATGTAAGCCATGGATAAAATCCCTTTCGATGTTCTTATTCATTCTGAGAATGCATTAATCAGGGCGCTTGAATTAAAAACGGTACTGGATGAATTAACCGAAAATAACACCGAGCGGGGGGGTATTTACTTTCTGCTTTCAGCACTCTGTTAACCCCGGTTATTGATGAATTAAACGCGGTTATGGAAATGCACGACAAGACCCGCGCAGAGGAATAAAAACCATGAAAAAGAAAATTTCTGGCTTTACTGCCAGCGGCCCCGCTCGGCCTGAAATCCGCCCCGGCGATATTTTCCGGGATAACTACGGCGGCACGGTAACGATTAAAAGCGTGGCGGGACGGTGCGTTACTTACCGCCGTGATGGGTACGGCTATGACTGCGTGATGCCTGTTTATCAGTTCCGGCGTGATTTTTCGCTGGTACAGGCCACACCACGCAGACAGCCCACCAGCAACGCAAAGGCACGGGCAAATATTCAGAAAATGAAAAACATGATTAACGCATTCAGGGGCACAAAATGAAACTGGCACCGAACTTAAAAAAACAGCCACACGACAAAATGACCGAAGTCATTATTTTTGCGGGTAGTGATGCCTGGGCGCACGCGAAACAATGGCAGGAACAGGACGGGCGACTTGCTGGCGACAACGTGCCACCTGTATGGCTTGGAGACAGCCAGCTTGACGAACTGGCAGACCTGAAAATCATCGATGATGGTCGCTATTGTGTCCGGCTGTACAAGGCAGGCCACATCAAGCCGTCAAATATTAATGCCATCGGGCAAAAGCTGGCGGCGGCAGGTGTACGGGATGCGAATTATTACCCTGAGGGAATGCACAGCCAGAAGCTGGAGAACTGGCACGACTACCTGCAACGGATCCGCGAACAGACAGAGCGCGGGGAAATACTTACTGACGAGCAATACAGCCAGCGAAAAACCACGCTACCAATGAGCATTGGATCTGCAGGGTACGACACACAGCTTGATTATGTCGTTAAGGGCGTGATTCCGGCTAATTCATTGTGCAGCACATACGGCGCGAGCGGTTCCTATAAATCGTTCCTCGCGTGTTCCTGGGCGTGTCATGTTGCCACGGGTCGCCACTGGGGAGGCCGCAGGGTGGCGCATGGTTCGGTGATGTATGTTGTCGGTGAAGGTGGCATTGGTGTCCCCCGCCGTATCAAAGCATGGGAAATCGTTAATGATGAACGGGTGGAAAATCTGTACTTGGTAAACCGCCCGATTTTTCCGGCAGTTCCGCTTGATGTCGATGAAATGGTCATCGCTTCCCGCCAGGTTGAACGGGAAACGGGTAAACCGGTACGCATGATTATTCTGGATACGCTGGCGCGTTGCTTTGGCGGTAATGATGAAAATGACGCGCGGGATATGGGGGCGTTTATCCGTGGATGTGACGAACTGAAGCGACGCACAGGGGCCACGGTACTGGTGGTTCACCATTCCGGCAAGGATGAAACAAAGGGGGCGCGTGGTTCCAGTGCATTTCGTGCATCTCTGGACGCTGAATACCGTATTCGCCGGGAAGGTGCAGACAGTGAAGCCCTGGTTATCTCCTGTACCAAAATGAAGGACGCGGAGGAACTTAAAGAGGCTGCATACGATTTACGCGTGGTGGAGCTTTTTACCGACGCTGACAAGGAGTTAATCACGTCGCTGGTGGTTGTGGATAAGCCGCGCCCACCTGTTGAACTGGAACGCATCGAGGAAGCCGGGAACAAGACGGAGAATCATGCCGCGCTATGGGGCTGTATCCGTTCACGCACACAGCGCAGCGATAAATGCACTATCCCGTTGTTGCGCGATGATATGAAAAAGCTGGGGTATGAGATGAAAAACTTCCGGCGCTGGCTGTACAAGCTGGAAAGAGACGGCGTTATCGCTATTGACGGTGATGATGTGCGCCCACTGTAAAAAGTGAGGCGCAAAAGTGAGGGGATAGCAGGAACTGAACAAAAAGCAACCGCACCCCTCACTTTTCAACCTGTATATAGGCTCAAAAGTGAGGAATAAAAAACACATTGAAAAACAACATATTAGAATCACAAAAAAACAATGTTGGAAATCATGTGGGGAGCTTAAAAAGTGAGGTGAAAAAGTGGGGAATAGTGAGAAATGACCAGAAAAACCAGAGATAAGACAGCGCCAAAATATCGCGCATTAGACATGACAGAGCACGCCTTAAAGGTGGCAATCAGAACGATAGACCGCCATGCCGGAGAAGGATACGCGAAAGCACATCCCGAACTGATAAGCGCATTCATGACCACAGCGGCGGCAAACTTTGCCACGCTGACAGAGCGGGAGATTGCGGAAGCGGAACAGGTGACAACCATCAACGTTAAAACCGGAGAGCAGACAGCATGACAGCACAGATAGCGGCTTACGGTCGGCTGGTGGCTGACCCTCAGTTAAAGACCACCAGCAAAGGGACACAAATGGCGATGGCGAGTATGGCGGTTCCCCTGCCGTGCAGCCAGGCAGATGACGGAACGGCGACGATGTGGTTATCCGTCCTGGCGTTTGGCAGACAGGCCGACGCACTGGCAAAACACCACAAAGGCGAACTGGTGAGCGTGGCGGGTAACATGCAGGTAAGCCAGTGGACAGGCCAGAACGGCGAAGCGCGGCAGGGCTGGCAGGTTATCGCAGACAGCGTAATCAGTGCGCGAACGGTGCGACCGGGCGGCAAAAAAGGCCAGCAGGGCCAGGCTACTGACGCACTGAACAGGGCAAAACAACAGGCGGGAAATGATGATCCGTACGGGGATAACATACCGTTTTAAGCAACGAGTGACAGAAGCCGGGGTTTTTCCCGGTTTTTTTATGGGTCCTTCCTGAAAAATGGAACACCGGGGGGATGCGGACGCGCAGAAAACGGCTGGTTTTTGCATTTTCATGGTGGCGGCAGCATGTGTGATAATTAATTGATAATTAAAAATTATTTCTGTTTTCACCTGTACAATCTTTTTTCTCCCCCTGTCATCAGACCAGTTTGCAATTAATTGAAATATATAAACAAATTTGTTTTTCACCTGCCAAATGGAGCTGCCTATGTCAAATGTGATTGGGATTGGTGATGCTTATCACTGGCACACAAAAATGAATATTGCATATTTTGCAATGCAATTGATCATCATTGCATTTTGATCAACACTGCACACTTCAAATATCAGTCTGAAACGAGGTGTTACGTGAACGAAAAGAAAGCTGTATCGGTTTATCTCGACAATGAAACGGCGCTTGCCCTGTACCGTTTGCGCGAAGATATTCGCAAGAAAAATGCAGAAACGGGAATGGATCTTCCCACGCCAACAGTCGGCTGGCTTGCCCGTTCATTGTTGCGTCAAAGCCTGGGAATTAAGGCAGACAAAAAAGATTTGCCTCATGAGGGGTAAGGTTGATGGAAATTTCATTGTATGAGCCAATCGAAGGCGTAACCGCAAGACAGTTCCGCGATTCACTTATGGCTGCAAAAGGCCCGGTTACGGTTGCCATAAACAGCGGTGGCGGAAATGTAACTGACGGCATGGCGATGTTTAACGCCCTGAGAACGTACAAAGGCCACACGGTCGCAAGAATCGACGGTATCGCCGCATCAATGGCTACCATTGTTGCGCTCGGTGCCCGGCGTGTCGTGATGGCTGATAACGGCTGGTGGATGATCCATAACCCGTGGGGCGTTTTTGTTGGTGAATCGGAAGATCTCCGCAAAAAAGCCGACATGATGGAAAAAATCGGCAAGGCAATGCTTGATACCTACGTTGCCAAAACCGGATTACCGGAATCAGAAATCAAAGCCATGATGGATGCTGAAACATGGCTGACGGCTGAGGAAGCGAAAGAAAAAGGATTTATTGATGAAATTTATCCGGCAGAGGGACAGGCATTAGCCATGGCCCCTGGTTGCGGATCACTGGTAGAGAAATTTACCAGAACGCCGGAAAGCATCATCGCATCGATGAAGAAAGGCGACACGGGATCAGCAAACGAAAGAGAGAAGCGAAAAAAAGAAGCCGACGTTTTGTTTGCTTACTGGAAGAATTCTTCGTATGAGTGGTTGCCAGGAATTGTTGAAGAATTTATCAGCGGTTCCATCACTGCCGAAGAAGCACGTAAAAAACACTTAGAAAAACTGGCGGAAGAGACAACGCCGTGCGCAGGACCAGGAGCAATGAACATGTATGCAGGTAACGGTAATATTGTTGGGGATTCAGTAAAAGCGGCGCTTATGGCACGCAGTGGACTGGCAGATGTGGAAAAAGATAACCGCTATAACGGTTATTCATTGCGGGAACTGGCGCGCGCTTCTCTGGTGGATCGTGGGGTAAGCGGCATTCCCGGTAATCCGCTGGGCATGGTCGGAATGGCGTTTACTCACAGCAGTAGTGATTTTGGCGGCGTTCTTGCGGATGTGGCGCATAAATCATTACTGAAAGGCTGGGAAGATTCACCGGAGACGTTCCACGCCTGGACGAAAAAAGGCACTCTGACAGATTTTAAGGTTGCCCATCGTGTTGGTATGGATGGTTTTAAATCTTTGCGAAAAGTTTTACCAGGCAGTGAATACAAATACGCGTCCACGTCCGATCGCAGCGAGCCAATTGCACTGGCAACTTATGGCGAACTGTTCAGCATAGATCGCCAGGCAATCATCAATGACGATATGAGTGCGCTAACTTCAATCCCCCAGCAAATGGGGGCAGCAGCAAGCCGCACAGTCGGAGATCTGGTTTATGCCGTTCTCGTGGCTAATCAGAGGATGGGCGATAAAAACCCGCTCTTTGATGCGAAACACAGCAATCTGATTAACAGCGAACTTGATATTCCAGGCCTGAGCGCAGCCCGTAAAGCTATGCGTATGCAAAAAAATAATGCTGGTGCTGTACTGAATATTCCGCCTCGTTTCCTGTTAGTTCCGGTAGAACTGGAAGACAGAGCAACCCAGCTTATTCGTTCTACGTCGCTACCAGACGCGCAGAACAGCGGTGTGTTTAATCCATACAATGATGCTCTGACAGTAATCACAGAAGCGCGGCTGGATGCCGACAGCGTGAAATCCTGGTATCTGCTTGCTGGTCAGGGAAGTGATACAATCGAAGTCGCTTATCTCGATGGTATTGATACCCCGTACCTGGAACAGCAGCAGGGCTTTACGGTTGATGGCGTTACTTTCAAAGTGCGCATTGATGCCGGAGTTTCTCCCCTGGACTGGCGCGGGATGGTTAAGTCATCAGGTGGCTAATACACAATCAGGCATGTTATGTTTTTTTTGCGGCCTTCGGGCCGCTTTTTTTATGGGTCCTTCCTGAAAAATGGAACACCGGGGGGATGCGGACGCGCATAAATCGAGAGATTTTTGATATTTTATGCGTGCAGCAGCATAAGTTTAATGCTTTGATTTTTAACATTATTGATTTGTTTTGTTGAAAAAGCGACCGTGCAGTGAGGTGGTAAAGTGGAACTGAGCAAAATGCAGGTTAATGTCTCACAATTGGCAGACCTGGTAGGCATGAATCGAAATCTTGTTTCACGCCGTTTGCGTGAGCTGGAGCTTGTTGGCGGGAATGGTGAGAATCTTAAATTGTATGAACTCGGTCCGGCACTTCAGGCACTACTGACCCCATCAATGAAAGAAAATGGTGAAATGTCACCACAGGATCGGAAAGCCTGGTATCAGTCAGAAAATGAAAGGCTGAAATTTGAAGCAGCTTCACGTGAATTACTCCCTGTCGAAGAGGTGGCCCGTGAATATTCATCTCTGGCTAAAGCCGTGGTCATGGTGCTGGAAACGTTACCGGATATTCTTGAGCGCGATTGCGCTCTCCAGCCTTCTGCAGTCATGCGAGTACAACGCATTATTGATGATCTACGTGATGAAATGGCGAGAAAGATAGCAGAAAGCGATTCAGATAATGGCTGGCCTGCATGTGCAAGATGA